ATGACGGTTCAGCCGGCATCAAAAGTTGCGAATATTGTCGATTCATTCGTTCCGTTCTATGACAGAACCCGGGCGATGACATTGTTTGAATATAAGAAATACCAAAAAGAAATTGCTGCTATTGATGATTTTGCTGATCGGTATATGTTACTCGGAATGTTAGAGTGTCATTATGGTAATGCTGACGCATGCCGAGATAACTTTTCCAAGGCTTTAAATTTATGCCAAGAGGATACTTACTGCCACAATTATATTGTGGCATTACAATGGTTAGGTGATTTTAGAGGTACATATCAAGCCTGTGAAGAATATCTTGGTAAAATATTTGCTAAGTCTTCTCTAGAAAATATTTTGTCTTTTGCTCATTCATATTTTATCGTTGATCTGGTTGATAAGTGTTTACGCCGTGCGGAGACTTTATCTTTGGGTGAGTTTGAGAATGCTTATGAACGTATGCTGTATTCTTTCAATGCATTTAAAGCCACAGAATACTACTGCAAAGATGATGAATTAGGCTACTCAGAATTATTAATGGATTTTGCTACAGAATTCTCACTGTTTGAAGTTACTGGTATTCATGTTAATTATGATGAAGAAGATAAGGTCTTACACCTTCTCATTATGATTAACGATGGATATGATGATAATGGTGAGACATTTGTTAAGTCGCAAGAATATTTTATAGACAATGTATTTGAAAGGGAATTAAACCAGAGAATTGTTGTTTCATATTTAACTGGTGCTAGTGTCGGAGGAGAAAAGGATGTCCGTAAATTCTGATTCGTTTATGCTGGTTGCTCAGCATGATCTAGCACTAGGACAAGAGATTGGATACAGGATGGCTGTTGGACGCAGCTACTATGCTGTATTTCATAAACTCCTTGAATCTTTTAATCAGTATCAGTTTGATCATAGTTCTTCTGGGACGCATTCAGATGTCTATGATTATTTGCTGAATGGTGCTGGTGCAACTTATGAGAATAAAGATCCTAAGCAATTTAAAATTATTGCCTATCAATTTATGCAAGCCAAGCAGAAGCGAGTTCATGCGGATTATAATTTAGCCTTGGATTATAAGAAAGAGACTGCAGAAATGGAGTTAAGGCAGGCTGAAAAACTCATAAGGAAAATTGAAGAGGTTTTTGCTGAAAAGAAAATGTCAGCATAACAACAAATGCTAGAGCTGAGTTTGTTGCTGATGTTTATTATTGTATTCGTTTTATATATATAGCTTGAAAGCGAAAGAGCAAACAAATAATCACTCTTTCGCTTTTTTGATTTTATCAAGCCGCCTCTTGCTCTCTGTCCCAAGCTTCCAGCTGCTTTCTCGAGTAAAACCTCCCGTTGTGAATAGGAGCGGGGAAACCAATTTTACGGCGCCAGTTCCACAGTGTTGTGGGGCTGGAAAGCCGGTAACGTTCCATTACCTCTTTGGTGGTTAAAAACAGTTTCTCTTCTGTGTGCTGTATTACCAGTTGGGTTGTTTGCTGTTGCTCATTACTCATGCTGCCTTCCTCCTCAATTGATCCATTTGATGCAGGAAGCGGGCATAAGGGGCCGCCTCCTTTCGTTCTGCAATATCCAAGTAACTCAGCCGTTGCTCTTGCTGCTTGTTTGCCATGGCCACCGCCTCGATACGTGAGCGGGTGATCCCCAAGCTTTGCAGGTGGCGTTTTACTCTATGAACAGGCAACTGCAGTTCAGCGGCTACTCGTTCAAAGCTCAGGCCTTGTTTGTAGAGTTCTGCTATCTGGTCCATATAGTCTCCTTAAGCGGCTTTGTTGCCGGCAGTGAGTAATGGGATTGAGTGCTCAACTTCGTTACCCCATGCATGCCACCCTGGGTGATTTTGACGGGCGAACAACTCGACCCGCGGCAGATCACCCATGAGTTCAACAATGCGGTCTCTGGTGCAATCCGGTTTCCGTGAGTGCTCGCGTATCGGTTCGATAATGAGTTGCCGCACACCTTTGCCCTGGCGCTTGGGTTTACCCTTAACAGCAATCAGGCAATCCTCAGTGTTGCCACGGGTCCAGTGCCCGAGGCCTATCTTGGTGGCGGCCATCAGCAACTGCAGCAGTTGTTCTTCCGGCATGGTTTGCAGGTCAATCTGGTTGACTCTAAATTCACGTTGCAGGTTGTTGAAAAAGCGTTTGTTCAGCTTTACCCAGGTGAATGCCTTCATGGTCTTAAGGGTGAACCCCCAAGCCTTTACCACTTCCAGTGCTTCCAATGGCATGGCGGGAACGTGCCACATGAACAGGGTGCAATCAGCCGCTGCCATATCAGCAACCGGCATGGCCTTCATATGCTCAAGGCTCATAACGTCATACTTACAGCTGGCGCCTCGGTTGCCGTTCTGGTTCTTGTCGTTGAACTTCCAGGCAGGGTCGGCATAGATAATTTGGTAACTCATCGAGCCGCCTCCTTGTTGGTTAACCCACAACTATTCGTTGCTTTGTAGCCAAAGCGCTGCCAGTCGATCTCCTTCACGCGCTCGATGCGGGCGGCAACTTGTTCCATTGATTTCTGGTTAGTGCTTAAGTTGCCGGGGTCTATGCCGTTAATTTTGGCGGCCACGCTGGCCGGGTGCCCCTTCACATAGTGATCCTGCAAGGCGCTGATCATTGGCTCTGATGTGATATCGGTGAAGCTAATTAGCAGATCAAAGCGCTCTTGGCTTTCCATACCGGGGATGAGGTGCTTCATGCTGCCTCCCCAATGACACCGTTGGTTGTCAACACCTTGAACTCGATTACCCATACCCAAGGATTAGCATCTAGTGATTCTTGTCCGTAGATTTTTTTCCATAAAAATTTAAAGTTGAACGATGGTTTAAATTTCCATCCCATACCCTCTACTTCTGGATAATCACAGCCCTCTGCACAAGCATCTTGTTCACTGATATCCTGCAACCGTTCAACGCGAACATTTGTGATTTCAAGGATGATTCGGCAGGCACTGCGCGGCATGTGAATGGATGGCTTCCATCTGATTCCACCTTCAGACCTGCACCAATCAGCCTTATAAATAGATGCTTTGTCTTTATCTATTGGGCTTTTTATTTGAGTCACACCATCGCTGTGTGCGTATGCTGTTCTCGGAACTACCGCAAAAGTCTCACGCACCCAAAGCTGGTCGCCGACTTGGCCAAGCGGGCAAAACTGGCGGTAGTACCCCATGCTTTTAATATTTATTTCACCATCAAGATTGTGACATTCTCCGATAGATGCCGCGCATTCAAACAGACCCAACTGCTTAGCGGTAAGCGTTCTGCGCGTCTGGGTCTTTCTACCCTCTAGGATGGCTCGCACCATTTCAGTGTTGAAGATAATCGGGCGTTGTCTCATGCTGCCTCCTTGGCTTTGACTAGGGCGTCGATACGCGCTTGCGATTCAGCCATAACCTCGGTGGCAACTTCGGCTTCTTCTGCATTTGAAGCGTTTGATAGCTTGGAACTGGCGGCTACTAAATCAGAAGCGGCTTTTGCCAGCTCATTAAACTTACTATCGAGCTCAGCGATAGCATCAAGTTCAGCTTGAGATGGAGTCGGCACAAAGAACATGGCAATTGGGCCATCTTCGGTGTCGTGAATGCTCAGCAAGAAGTTGCCGGCTTTGGAGCAGTGCGGATACCAATAACTGCAATCAGCTTCGCCAACTTCAAAGTAACGGTCAGCCACTTCTTCTGGGGCGTCACCATCCATCCACTCAACAACGATTGTGCCGTTGTTCTCTTTAGCCCAAGCGTCAATTTGTTCTCTCGTGGTGCCTTCATCCCACACAGGTAAATCGGGATGTGTCCAATAGCCGTAGTCATCGCGAACAACTGGTGTTGGTTTGATGGTATTCATGCTGCCTCTCCTTTTGCAATTAGCTGGGTGCGTATGCATTCCCACTTGTTGATCTCGTTTTGCCAGAATGGCGCATTGCCGTAGTTACGCATCATCCACTTGGCTGTTTCAATTTTTTGTTCGACGAAACCAGACCAAAGCACTAACGTCGTTGGCCGTTGCCCGTGTGCATTACACTTGTGTTGTTGCTCTGTATTCATCGATATATGCCCTCAAACCGAACTGTTATACCGCGCCAGTATCGTGTTACATTCCGTTCAATCAGCCTACAAATTGAGCAACAGGATGCTGCGCAAACTTAAAAATGCTTACCGTCATTTCAAACGGCGATATCCTTTTACAATTCTTGCTGTCGGGCCATTGCTCTTTGGAATTGCCCTTTGGCAAAAGGTACTAAGCGGCGACTATGAAACAGCCGTTGTACTTATCGTCTTAATCTTTATTTTGGTGTTTACAGGCATCCTGATTCTTTCCATGCGTAAGGATCATGCGCAGTACATACAGTGCATAGAAGAAGCACAAGAACGCCGCCGCAATCGCAACAAGATCAGAAGCCTTCAAGTTGAATATGAGCGAGCTATTAAAGCGCTGAGCGATAAGATCCGCGATAATCCAAATGCCATTGATTAGTGCGACCCACCACACTGAAATCCATGATTCCTTCATGCCGCTGCCTCCTTGGTTAACTCAATGCAGAGTAGGGTGGCTAACTGCTGTGGCGGCACTTGGATGGCCTCGGCCATTTCCAAAACAAAGGCCTCGCCTTGGAAGTCGCAGGTAATGCGGTTATCAAACCATTGAACTAATCCACCAAAGTAGGGATAGTCATCACATTCACTTGCTGTTAAATTCACATAACGTGATGTTTGTGCGAGTATTTCCCAACAGTTGTGGCATGTTTTAAAACTGGCGGGTTCGCCGTTCCATACACCTGAGGTAAAGGCATATTGCTCGCCCTGGTTGATGGTGCTGTGGCACTCACAACATTGGTGCGGTTTACGGGCAGTGCGGGTGCGAGTTGATTGGCAGTCCATGTCGGCCTCCTACGCAATAGCGTTGCTAAACAGCGGTGTGATAGCGGCAGCATGATGATGGCTGCGCCAGATAGTGGCTTGGTAGTTTTGGCTGTGTACCCGAAGGGCAAAGCTTTCACCAAGCTCGCCAGCGCAATCGACATATACCTGGTCGAACCGTTGGCTTGGATGGTGTTGGTAGAGGTAACGCTCCAACTCTGCCACACGTTGCTTTACCCGTGGGCAGTCCATTGGATTGCTGTGCTTGGTCATCAAGCAGGCGAAGCGCAGTGACACTAACAAGCGGTGTTCGGCGCGTTCCTTTGCGGTGCTTGGGTTGGTGGTCAGAATTGGCATTTTTTTTACTTGAGTTAAGTTTTGTTTACTTAAGTTAAGACAACTTGACTTCTCGTGCAAGTGAAATTTTGGGTAATTACTAATAGAGTTTGATTTACTATGATTTTTCAATGGGTAAGCTATTGGAAAGTTGATTTTTGATTTGGAAAAGGGTTGAGGGATGGAACTAACCACAGCAGATACGAAATTGTTATCATCAGCGGCGGTATTTAGAGGTCTTTACGATGATAAAAAAGACATTTATGTCACTCTGAAAGAATTTATAACTTATATTATTAAAACTAAAGCACTTAGAAGTTTTTCAGCAATTGAATGTGTTAGTTACTTTGAACAAGAGTTCAACTTCGGTATCCCAGAGGCCATAATTAAAAGTTGCTTAAGAAATAGGTTTGTTAAAACTGGTGAATTAACTTTAGAACGTGGTGTATATATTGTCACTCCTAAAATAGGAATCGATAACGATAAGAAAAAACAATTCGACGAGTCAAAAGAAAAATACTTGAAGCTGATAGAAAACTTGTATCAGTTTTGTTCTGGAAGTGGAAGTTATTCTGTTGACAGGGATGAACTTATCCGAGATTTTGAAGATTATTTACTTAGACCTGAAAAAGCTAGTAAAAATAAAAAAATGATCGCAGGGTATATAGTAAATCACGCGGATAAGGATATGCTGGATGTAATACATCAAATAGAAGAAGGATTAGTTTTATACACAGGGATTAGATATTCTCCAGATATTAGCACTTTAGGTGTCTGGCGTAATGATACTGCTATTTACCTTGACACTGAAATTATGCTAAGTGCAGTAGGGCTTAACGGTGAATTGTATAAAAGGCTTTTTAACGATTTCCATAGTCTGATAAGAGAAGCAAATAGAAAGAGGAAAGGCGGAAAGATAACTTTAAAATATTTTGAAGAAACAGAACAAGAAATTATCAGCTTTTTCTACGCTGCACAAAAGATAGTTGAAGGTCACGTGAGACCAGATCCATCAAAAACTGCAATGTTGAAAATTATTCACGGTTGTAGGTATGCTAGTGATGTTAAACAAAAAAAAGCAATTTTCATGAGTGAGATCAAAGGTCTAGGCATTGTCAAAGATGATGCTCGTGATTATTACGAATCTCATGAATATAACATAGAAAATCAAGAGCTTATATCTAAATTGGGGAATGATTATGGAGACAGTAAAAAAGATGGCTCCGATATAGAAAATGAGATTTCAGAGATATTGAAAATATTTACAAAGATCAATGTTCTCAGAAAGGGGAATAATATTGGTATAGACAAGGTGTCAGCAATATTCCTTACTGGTAGTAGTTTGTCTCTTTCATTGGCGTTCGCAGATGGTGTATTTGAGGGGAACGGAAATATACCATTTGCAACTGATTTGGATTTTCTTACTGAAAGATTATGGTTCAAGTTAAATAAAGGGTTTGGTGGGGATGTTGTCAAACCAGCCTCATTCGATCCATATATTAAAGCCAAGATAGTATTGTCATCCATACTCAGCAAATCTGTATCTAAAGTATACTCCGATATGTCTGAACAGTATAAGGATGGAAAGCTTAATAGCGAAAATTTAGCTTATTTATATGCTGAGATAAGAAACGTACCGACAAATCCAGATGATGTTTCAAACGACACTTCATATTTATCTTCAGATTTCTTATCTGATAAATACATAAATGATGTAATTAGGAGTAGACAAGAATTAGAAGCTAAAGCTATTCAAGGAGAGGAGTTTAAGAAAAAATATTTTCGTGAAACTTACGAGAAAAAGCAACTGCTTTTAAAACCTCATAAAAAAAATGCATTTATGACTCATTTTTCTATTATTTTGCTAATGGTAATTTTATTATTGGTGGTGATATTTTTACCACTTTTATTTCAGTCTGAATCTGATTCGCTATTCACGAAACTTGCGTATGCTTGGAGTGCGATACTAACAATTATATCATTAGTTAATGCAAAAAAAATGAATATGTATGCAAGAAAGGTTGCAGTTAGTAGATATAAGAAAAGAAAGATAAAATAATGAAATTACAATAATACGGAATACCAAAATACTCGACCAATAACGGTGATCACTTTTGCTTGATCACCGTTATAACTTTCATCTGGGTATTCATCTTGGTTATAGCTGCGCAGGCGTAAGCCGTTACCGGGTAGGGTATAGAGCAGTTTTACTCGTAACATGCCATCGTGATTAATGGCATACATTTTTCCATCGACAATGGCTTTGTTGGCAGTATCAATACCCACGGTACTACCGTTAGGTAACACTGGTTCCATGCTATTACCGGAAACTTTCACACATGCAACTGAACTATGTTCAACCCCTTGACTGCGTAGGGTAGATTTAGAGAAGCGTAGTTTAGGACCGTGGTTCTCAATATCTGCAATGATGCCGTTACCCGCAGAGAGGTTAACCTCAGTGTAGAAGGGCACTTCAACTTCATCTTTATCTAGCGGTGTGCTGTTATCCCAAGTGGAAATTTCGCCTTGGAATGAACCATCAGAAGAGAGTTTCTTCTTTTCTTCTACACCGTATAGAAGGAATGATGATGATGCGTTCAACGCTTTACACAGCTTATGCATGTTCTCGCCTGCAGGTGAAGTAATGCCGTTCTCCCATTGGGATACAGTGGCTTTAGTGACACCTACACGCTTTCCTAAAGCTTCTTGAGAAAGCTTTAGTTCTTTTCGTTTGGTTTTGATTCGTTCATTCATCATAGTTTAGCAATCTTAACTTTCATCTTGTCAATTGTCCTTTACTTTTATATTGACTAAAAAGTAAAGAGGTCTTAACCTTGGTTTTACTTATGGTAAAGGAGGCTTCTGATGAAAACGTCGATGGCTATTGATCATTTTGAAACTGCTACAGCGTTAGCCAAGGCGTTGGGCATTACCAAATCTTCTGTATCTCAATGGGGCGAACACGTCCCACAACTTAGAGCGTATCAGCTCGAACGCATCACCAATGGCAAGCTAATAGCTGATGATTCGCAAAATGATAGTGAGCAGCAAGCAGCTTGATTACACGGTAAACCTAAAAGGGAGTTTAGCCATGAAACACAAATCACGCCTTGACCTGCTAATGGTTGCCATTCACCGCTGGTTGGAGTTGCCGAAGGTGAGCCGTGCGTCACTGGCGGCCAGTGTTGTGGAGGTTGTTGATCGCCTGGGCCTGAAACAGCCACTGGCCAGAGAGGGGATAAGCTTTGCGCGAACCGATGACCCTTACAACGATGCCAGGATCAATGCCCAGAAGATCTTCCGCTGGCTGGGCCAGTATCAAGAGTGCCATCCAAACCCGGAACGCCTGTTTCATGTTGAGCAAGCTTTGCTTGCCGCTATGCCTACCCATTTGCGTATGGCTTACCTCAATGATGTGTATGGCCCGATAGGGGTAACGGTAGTGGAAGACTCAGGCCTTGTTGGCGGGCAGTTGGAGCCGGGCAGGGTGGCGGCAATTCTCACCAAGGAAAACAGTGAAGCCCAGATTGCGGTTATTACCCTGGGCTCGCAGCCGACCCGCGAGCAGGTTGTTCAGTGCCACCGTGAGCTGAGGGAATCGCGGGCGACGACTGAGGCCAGTATTCAATTGCTGGAAGCCGAGTTTTCTTTCCTTCGCGCTGGCAGAGCCACCGCCAATGAGTAACGAAGCAGACGAAGCCCAGCGGGTATCTGAGCTGTTTGACAGCCTGGCAATAGCCCAAGCAAGGAAGCCAGCGCAGACAGCCGCAAGCACCGGCCGCTGTTTGTATTGCAGTGCTCCGGTTGCCGCTGAGGCCCGTTTTTGTGATGTGGATTGCCGTGATGATTTTGAATGGATTAACAGGAGGAAGCATGGACGAGCTTGATCTGATTGAACTCGATATTTACCCGCAAATGCAGGCTGAGAACGTTAACGCTTGGCGTGAGGCGAACCGCTGCGGGTTTTCGCGCGGCGCCTTGGCGGTGATTGGTAAGGCGTATGCCGCGACTGTGGTGGCCTATCAAGTGGCGGCCCCGCTGCCGGCAAACTCAATTGAGAGAGGGCTGGCGATAGACGCATTCAGGGCTGCATCACTTGAACTTGACCGGGTGATTGACGAAATGGAACAGCGTGAAGCGTTGGCGTTGGCCTGGCATGAGTTTGTTGCAGTGTTGCGCTCTACGTTGCGCAAGACGTTGGGATTGGAGGCGATATGAGCGAAGGCAATGTTATCAGCATTGAAACGGCAGAGGAACGCGAGGCGTTTGAGTTTATGGCCAACCGCCAAAAGCTTAGGCAGCAAGACAGTGAGCGCCAGCAGCAGATAGCCAAAATGGCGGCTATTGCGGCGCGTTCTCACTCAACCAGCTTTACCGGCATTTGCGCCCGTTTGTATGACGCAGGCTGCCGTTTGCCTGACGATGGACCGGAGGCAGCATGAGCCACAAAAACAGAAGCGCCCGCGTTAGTTTAGTGACAGCTGCGGGCGCTTACCTGAGTTCAGGCTTGGTCATCATAGCCAAGCCATTGATGTGCGTCAATTTGGCGCAAGGCGGTGACGTATGAGCATGGAGCTTATGGTTAAGGCCATGCGGGCCAAGGTTGGTAACCCTTTGCGCAAGCTGGTGCTGTTGAAGCTTGCCGACAATGCCAATGACCACGGCGAGTGCTGGCCGAGTTACCAGCATGTTGCCGACCAATGCGAGATCTCGCACAGCTCAGTGCGAAACCATATTGCTGCATTGGATAAGGCGGGTTACCTGTCGATTACCCCTCGCAAGAATGAACTGGGTCACCAGTCGAATCTTTATCGTCTGCAATTTCCCCCAAAACCCAAGGTTGAACACGCCGAGCATGGCATGCAACAACCTGTGCCAGCAGATGACATACCTATGCCAGCAGATAGCACAGGGGTATGTCAGCAGATGGCAGAGGGTATGCCAGCAGATGACACACCCCCTATGCCAGCAGATGACACTAGAACCAGTCACTCTTTTGAACCAGTCAATGAACCTATAAAGAATAAACGCGCGAAGCGCTCAAAAAGTGCTGTTACTCAGTTCGATTTTTCGAAGTGGCCTGGGGTGCCTTCGCAGCAGGTGTTTGATGACTGGATTGTTGTCAGGCAGAGCAAGCGGGCCAAGTTGACCCAAACAGCGGTTAATCGGCTTGGCAAGGAGCTGCACGAGGCTGCCAAGCATGGCTTTAGTGTTGACGATTGCCTGGGTTATTGCGTTGTGCGCGGGTGGGTTGGTTTTGAGTTCCGCTGGCTGCAAAACAGCGGGTTGGTTGGTGGCGGAGGTGTCGCAAACGTACCTGAGCATAGCGGCGTTCCTGCCATGGATGATTTTGATCATTGGGGAGGTAACGGTGAATAAATCGCAATCATTGCAGCAGATGCTGCAACGCTTGAATGCCCCGGCCCATATTGAACCCTGCTCGCGTGATGTGATTGAGCGGATGAGGCTGGAGGATGAGCAGCGGATATCCAGCGAGCACAAGGCGCGCAGAGCGGCGGCACTGGTGGGGCAGTCCGGCCTGAATCAGCGTTTTCTAGACTGCACTCTGGATAACTACCGCTGCAGCTGCAAGGGCCAGTATCAGGCGGTTGACGCTGCCAAGGGGTTTTTAACGCGCTTTGCTGAGTTTTCGTCTACCGGGCGTGGCTTTTTGTTTTATGGCAACCCGGGTACCGGTAAGAACCATGTTGCCAGCGCCATTGCCAATGCTTTGATGAAACGCAGCCACACGGTGGTGATGATGAGCGTAATGGACTTGATGGACAGGGCTCGCAGTTGCTACCGAGGGCAGACCAGCGAAGAACAGCTGCTGCGAGACTTTTGCAGGCCTGAGCTGTTGATTATTGACGAGATTGGCTTGCAGCGTAGTAGCGACGATGAGCGGCTGTGGTTAACCCGCATCATAGATCGCCGCTTGTACGGCAACAGGGCTACCTCGTTTATCACCAATCTTGACGGCCAAGGCCTGCGCGATGTGCTTGGCGTGAGGGGCTATGAACGCCTGAAAGAGGCCGTTGGCATGGCGGTTAAGTTTGATTGGGAGAGTTATCGAGGGCGGGGAGGCAACCATGAGGCGGCATGATTTGGGGGCCGATGCCCCGGATTTTTACAGCGGCATTGTGGCCAGCCCGGCCGCGAATGATTGCGCGGTGATCCGTGAACCTGCCCTTGGCAGCCCGGCCAATCCGTATTTGACGTTCCCAAGGCTTTACCACTATCGCGGCGGCACTTCTGACCGCTCATTCATTGCCGAGCGACTGCGGGTGATACCTGAGGCTGATCTGCATTGGGTTTGTGGTGAGTATGAACGCCGTTACATGGCCGGGCGCGGTAACCGTGATTCACGCCGTGACGCCAACACTTGGTTGCACGAGTACGCAACTCAATATCGAAACAGGAGGGCAGCATGAGTACCCAGAAGCCAACAACCCAGCGCCAGCGGCTGGAGGATATCTTGAGCGGTGGTAGATGGTGGACCCTGTTTGAGGTTCAGGACGAGTGCCGCCGCCGTTTCGGCAGCTTTGACAGTGAAACAGCTCTGAGTGCCCGTTGGCGGGAGTTACCCGCCGAAAAGCGGATGAAGCGCATTCGCCAGGGTACGAACAAAACCTATGAATACAGGATGGTGGCTTGATGGCGAGCGGTGTTGAAGTTGGCAAGCTGAAGCGGGCGCCGCTGCGCCGTTGGTTGAGCGGCGGTGTTACCCGGGATTATCGGGATCCTCAGTATCCGACAGTGAGGCTGCGGGCCAATGGTGAGCGCACCAAGGCGAGTATTTTTCTGGTGTTCAATGAGCAGAACGTGACCCGCTGGCGCAAGGTAGGCACTTGGCCGGATCTGTGTATCGATACGTTTTTGGAGCAGTTGCCGGCAACTCTTGCCGAGCGAGCTGCCGGGGGTGAGGTTATGTTTGGGCAGTTTGTGACTGTGGCTGATGTGGTTACCTGGTATGCCGGGCATGTGGCGGATAACACGACTATGAGCGTGAGTTGGCGCAGGAATGTGCGTTCGATAGTTACCAGACACTTGATCCCAAGGGCTGGGCAGTTGCCTTTGGCATCACTGAGTTGGAGTGATTTGGATAGTGCGCTGGTTAAGTCGATGCTGGCTGATGGGTATTCGCCCCGCTATGTGGTGGAGGTGGTCAGTAAGCTAAAGACGGCGTTCAGTTCGGCCGCTGGGCTGCGCTTGCTCGATAGCAACCCTTTGGCCGGATTCAAGCCCAGTGTGAGGCTGCCCAAGGCTTTGGATGCGAGGCTGTATGACTCTGACCTTGGCGAGCTGTTCAAGCTGTTATCAGAGACTGTGATGGTTCAGGCCATGCTGTTTGTGTTGATGATGATGTTTGGGACCCGTATCAATGAAACCCGCCAGGCTCGGTGGGACCAGTTCACCGGCGATGTTTGGGTGATACCGCCGTCAAACACCAAGAACGGTAATGAGTTGCGGTTGCCGTTGACCAAATCTGCCCGGGCTTTGATTGATCATTACCGCCGCTGGCAGTTGGCCAATGTTGGCAAGCGTGCCTGGCTGTTCCCCGGCCGTGGTCAGGCGCCTATTGCTGTGCGTACTGCTCAGGATTGGTCTGTTGGCCTTCGCTTTAAATACTTCACTTCACACGATATCAGGCGGCTTTTTCGCACCATTATTGCTGAGATTGGTATTGATACCGTTATCGGTGAGTTGTTGCTTAATCACTCTCTGCCAGTGCTTTTGCGTACCTATGTTCAGTCATCCCTTAATGCAGGGGTGAGCCAGGCACTTGAGCAGTATCACCAGTATTTGATTGAGCGCGGATTTAATCAGATCGCGCCCGAGATAATCCCTAGATCGCATTCAGATCTTGGTAACGGGCAAAGTCAGATGGCAAGCGGGTGGCTGTGATGATCACTGCATCATTGTCAAAAGAGGATGCAATTGCACGAAAAGGGGCGTTTTAGGATGGCAAAAGCGGCGGCAGCATCAGGGGCAAAACTGCTGGCAATGGGTCGGAGATTGCGCCAAATGACCCAGGAGGAAGTGGCAAGCGCCTACGGGGTGAATGTCAAAACCTATCGGCGCTGGGAGAAGGGACAAAGCCCGGTACCGTATGACGACCTTTGCGCCATCTGTGCTGATATTTTTGCCCTGGACTTGTTCAACCTAAGAGGGATGGCCGATGCAGCATAATCACGATGCGCAGCATGAAGCGCTGATGAACATGAAGCAGCTCCGCCTTGAGTTGCGCGCGTGGGCTAACTGGTGGCTCAGGCATGAGTATGGCAAAGGGTACGCCCATTGTAGCACTTGCGCAAAGTTAAAAGAGTTGCGGATTCATATGGTTAGTGTGATCGAAATGCATATTAAACCACCACCGAACGTGATACGTTATGACCGTAAGGTTGAAAAACTGAGCACGGATTGCCGCCGGGCTATTCGGGCACAGTATTTCTGCAGAGGGAATTGGGCGCTTGTGGGATTTGATAATTGCAAGACGTTCCTGTTTTGGTTGAGACGTGCTGAATTGCAATTAATATGCAATTAATATGCAATTAAGGGAAATCATGAAAATTATTTCTTTATTTAACCATAAAGGTGGGGTAAGTAAAACTACGACGACTTTTAATCTTGGCTGGACATTAGCAGAACAGGGTTACAAGACACTTGTTGTGGATGCGGACCCACAATGTAATTTGACGGCGCTAGTATTGGGATATCAATCGATAGACGATATCTCCAACTTATATGAAAAAGGGAATGATCATGATATTTTTTCATGTATTGAGCCTGTAATTGATGGCTCCATGGGGCCTATACGGATTTGTAAGCCACTAGATACTCCAAATGATAACCTCAAATTGATGTGTGGTAGTTTAAAGCTATCTGAAGCTGAAACACAGATGAGTGTTGCTTTATCAACCAGTCAGGCTTTACCAGCTATTCGAAATATACCTGGATGTATTTCTGCAATGCTGAGAATGACTGGCGATGAATATAAATTTGACTATATTCTGGTTGATATGAGTCCAAGTGTTGGTACATTGAATCAGTGTATTTTAATGGGGAGTGATTATTTTATTGTACCTTCTGCGCCAGATTTCTTCTGTGCTCAAGCAATCAAATCACTAAGTAATGTTCTTCCTAAATGGAATTCAGATATTATTCAGTTTCGTAACTCAGAGTTGAAATATGGATTTCCTGAGATGCCACCTGTTTTTATAGGAAATATTTCTCAAAAATATCGCCCAAGAAATGGATCGCCAGCTAAATCCTTTCAACTCTGGATCGACGTGATTAATGCAGATATCATTAAATCATTAGTTCCAGCTCTACAGGCTTGTAATATGACCCTTTCTTTGGAAGAGTTTGAAAGTCGTGTAGGAATTGTCACTGAGCCTTTCAATCTTGCAAACATATCAGACTTCAACTCCCTTATCGCCAAATCACAAGAGCATAATGTCCCTGTCTTTGCATTAACAGAAGAGCAAATTGATCAGGTAGGCAAAGTTCTTGAAACTATGATCCAGAGTCGAAACGATTTTAAGAAAGCATTCGTTAAATTAGCAACTGCAGTTGTTAATGTTGCTCAGTGAGTCGGGTCCTTCCAGTCGCTGCTCATGCGGGGGCGGGGACTCGCAATCCTTCACTACATATGAAAAATTTTGGCGGTTGGTTGTTGTTTTATAACCATTGATTATAGGCATCTAGAAAAGGTGCCTTCTCTGTATCACAATCTGTTGATTGTAAATGTAAAAATGCTGATGGGTTTTCGCCTGGTTCATGGTTCGCTGATACACCAACTTTGCAGATCCTTTTTTGATCACGCCGATCTTTTGCATACGTTTGGTTTTGTATTAGGCTTTCAGTGACAGATTTAGACTCCTGTCATTAGTAAACCGAAGCCCGCGCCCTTTCCTGCGGGCTTTTTATTTGTGTGTTAACACACAACTTTCAAACCGCTTTTATCAAATGGGGCAGATCTAGGACTAAAACGGACAGAAAAGGGTTTTTTTTGCCCCCCGAAAATCGCTATGTTTATGGCATGCTCGCCAGAAGTCAAAACCGCAATTGTCAACTGGGAAGGTTTTGTAGAAGAAACATGTAAAAGTGATTTGAGTAACTGCTGAATACTCAAATCTAATGACTCTTAGTCCTTGTTTATATTGTTACTTTCAGTAGAGTCAGGGTTTGAACGTACGTATTCTTGACCGTTCACATTTACGACGTGGTGGTTTGGGTGTTGACCATTGTTGACTTCATTCACCAGGGTGTCTCTGTCAACAACTCCACGTCCATGGATTGTGTAAGAGTCATTCTCACCGTGTTCACCATCATTATTGCCGCGAATATTTGTCGCCATTTGTTTTTACTCATAGTACGTGACCAATTGTCACACAGTGGATATTGGGGCTTCTGAACAAAAAACAAGCGTCTTGGGGCATGTGGATCAAAAAATGCGTCTTCGGAAATATTTAATTGCTGCAGGTTTATCTGGCGCCACCCTAACCGGTGGCGTTTTTATTGCTGAGCATGAGGGCCGCGTTCTTGAAACCTATGTGGATCCCGTTGGCATTCTAACTAGCTGCTATGGGCACACAGGTGCTGAACTCGAGTTGGGCCAGTTCTTTACTGAGCAGCAATGCCTGGCGCAGCTCGCTGATGATTTAGATGTTGCTGCCCGGCAACTGCATCACTACACGGTTCCAGTTCAATTAACTGACAGTGAGAAAGCCGCCTATCTGTCGTTCATCTATAACGTTGGTGCCGAAGCGTTCAGAACGTCAACACTACGAAAGAAGCTGCTTGCAGGTGATCACACTGGTGCCTGCAATGAACTTAGCCGCTGGGTCTATGCAAAAGGCGAGATCCTACCCGGGCTTGTAAAGCGCCGCTCCGCTGAGCGCGAACTTTGTCTACAGGAGTTAACCAATGTTGAAATTACTGAAAGGCGGAGTTGGCAGCGCGCAACTCTACGTGATTGGCGTTTTGATCCTAGCCTGCGTTGGGCTTGGCGTGGCGTTGTCCTTCTCGAAAGCTGAAGTCGCCACACTCAATGGCAACATCGAGAAAGCCGAATCAAAGCAAATCATATTGCAGACTGATCTGGATTCGGTCACGGCCAGCCTGTTACTGGCTGAGAAAGATAAAGCAGATCTCAGGCGCAATGCCAACCAACTGGCGCGGTTGCTTGGTGAACGGGAGCGAAGTCGCTTAGCGTCTGCGGCTGATGCTGAAGCAGTTGAACAGGCGACAAAAGAACTACTCGAGGATCCAGAAGATGAAGAAGCGCTTTCTTGGGCTGTCACTGCTGTTCCTGCTCAGCTTAACCGGCTGCTCTGGCACACCTCCTATTGTGCGAACGGTAACGGTCACAGAGACAGTGTATGTACTGCCACCGGAATCCCTGATGAGCAGCTGCGAAATCCCGGTTTATCAGGGGCGAATCAACCCCGATCTCTATAACTACTCCAACAAGCTTATCGCTTCCCTGATTCGCTGCAATGTGGATTGGCAGGCATTACATAACTGGCGACAGGAGAAAGCCAATGAGTCTGATAAACAGTGATGCTGCTACACAAAAGGGATTCAGCATTGCCAGCTATCTGTCATCGCTACTCAGTGCAATTGGTGGCGCATTAACGCTGAACGATATTGCCGTGTTGCTGGGTATAGTGCTGGCACTTTTTACCTGGGCTGTGAATTGGCTCTATCAATTCAGGCGTGATCGCCGGGATGCGGAGCGCCACTCTTTGGAAACAAAGCTGCTCAATGCACAACTGGAAAAACTGGATGGCAGTTAATGGCCAGAATAAAACCTCAGGAGGACGCTGCCGTTCTTCTGAACAAAACCGATCTGTGCAAGAGTCTGGGCATAAGTACCACGGCATTCGATAAGTGGGGAGTTCCTGTTACCAAAAAGCACGGCCGTCAGAGTTTATATTCCGTGGCCGATGTAGTGGCCAACAGAGTAGGCCATGCCGAGCGAAAGTTTGCTGCATCAGTACCAGAGGATGATCCCGAAAAGCCAAACCTCGACTTTGAGCGCTGGCGTCTGACCAAGGCCCAGGCAGACGGGCAAGAACTTAAAAACGAAAAGGACCGAAAGTTAGTGGTAGAGGTTGGTTTCGCCACTTTCCTTCTTAACAAAATAGCGGTGCAAATTGGTCCAATCCTCGACCAGGCACCGCTCACTGTCAAAAGGCAACACCCCGACACCGACGAACACCAACTGGAAACCATGCGCGCCGAAATCATCAAGGCGGGCAATATCGCGTCAGGCATCGGGGAACGTATAGAGGATTATCTGGATGAATATCTCCGCAGCACAGATTAACAATCTGAAAGCTGCGGTTACTGCTGGACTCAAAGCCATGTGGCGCCCGCCAAGGATGACATGCGCTGAGTACGCCGATGAGCATTTTTATATGTCGTCTGAGTCCAGTTACTCAGAGGGTAAGTGGAAGAGTCTGCCGTTCCAGGTTGGCATTCTCAATGCCATGGGTAACGACCTGATCACCACTCTGAATGTGATGAAGTCGGCGCGGGTTGGTTACACCAAAATGCTGATGGCCAATGCCAGCTATAAGATAGAGCACAAAAAGCGCAATGTGCTTATCTATCAGCCCCGCGATAAGCAAGCCGTCAGCTTTATGAAGAAGCACGTTGAAACGGCTATCCGGGACATTCCAGTATGGCGCGCTCTTGCGCCATGGCTGGGGAAGAAGCATAAAGACAGCACGTTGGAAGATAAGATGTTTTCCAACGGCAAAACCTTGATGGTTCGAGGTGGCACGGCTGCTGCCAACTATCGTGAAATATCAACCGATGATGTGATTTACGATGAGTTGGCCGGCTTCGATGAATCCATTGAGCATGAAGGCAACGCTACCGGGCTTGGTGATACTCGAGTTGAGTTGTCGGTGTTTCCAAAGTCTATCCGTGGTTCAACGCCAAAGATACTTGGCCGCTGTCAAATGGAGAAGGCCTGCAGCGAAAGCCCTCACCATTTTCATTTCTATTTGCCGTGTCCTCATTGCGGTGAGTTACAGCGGCTTAAGTGGGGTGGCAAAGACGAGCCCTTTGGTATCAAGTGGCATGGGGACGACCCCAAAACCGCCTATTACCTGTGTGAACACTGCGCCTGCGTAATCGAAAACAAATGCCTCACGGCCATGCAGGAACACCCTGATGCCAAGTGGATTTGCGAAAAAACAGGCATCTGGACTAGAGATTTTCTGGCGTTCTTCGACAGCGAAGGCCGCGAGATAGCCACCCCTGAAAACATAGCTATCTACATTTGGTCGGCCTACAACCCCCTTTCAAGTTGGCGAAAGTTGGTGACCGACTTCTACAAGGCCAAGGACGACAAAGAAAAGCTGCAAACATTCGTCAATACCAAGCTAGGCCAACCCTGGGATGATGACACCGGCGAAAAGCTGGAATGGGAAGATCTTCTTCGCCGCCGGGAAATGTATCCGGATGGCAAGATGCCGCAGCGTGTCGTTTATCTCACAGCAGGTGTTGATACTCAAGACAATCGCTATGAAGGCAGAATTTGGGGCTGGGGAGCCAACAAAGAAAAGTGGTTGATTGATCGATTCATTCTTCACGGCCGTCCTGATGACAATGAACTACTGGGCAGGGTTGAAGATAGGTTAAATAGAACTTATACCCGTGCCGATGGAATCATTTTGAACATCGGGATTATTTGTTGGGATACCGGTGGTCACTACCACGATACAGTTGTCTCAATGTCAAAGCGTATGGGTATCCAAAGGGTTATCCCTATCTTTGGTGCAAAAACCTATGGCAAGCCTATTGCCAATTTCCCTCGCAAGCGAAATCGCAAAGGAGTTTACCTAACTGAAATTGGTACCGATGGTGCCAAAGAACAGCTGATGTCTCACTTGTTAATCCAGCCTGATCCATCTGTTCCGAAGGCAAATGCCATCCACCTACCAATGGATGACAGTATCTGCGATGAAACCGAGCTGCAGCAACTGACATCAGAACGCAAGATCCCTCAGCGTAGGGACGGCAAGATAGTTTATCGCTGGGACAACGGGAATCGCCGTAATGAAGCGCTGGACTGCTTTGTGTATGCCCTGGCCGCGCTCTATATCGCCATTGAGCGTTTCGGCATAGATCTCGAAAAGCTAAGCCTGCAGGCCGTAAGTCAGGAAAGTGAACCTGAGCCTGAGCATACCCAACCAAAACCCAAACCCCAAAAAACAAAATCCAGCGAGAGCAATGGCTGGCTGAAAACGTCCGGTGGAGGCTGGCTGTGAACAAAGAGCAAATCGAGAAAATGATTGCCGTTTATCTGCAGGCTGAAATTGATGTGTTGGATGGCAAGTCCACCACTATCAACGGCAAGCAGATGGCAATGGAAGATCTGGAGTCCATTCGCAAAGGCCGTCAGGAATGGGAACGGCGGTTGGCATCCATAGGGCGCCAACGTGGTGGTGCCAGCCTGGCCACTTTCAATTAAATCAACACAAACCCGAGGGCATTCATGAGTTGGCTCAATGACATCATTGTCACAGTCTCGCCCGCGTGGGCGCTAAAACGTGCTGTTTCCACACTGCAATACCAGAATATCAGGGCGTATGAAGCCGCTAGCCCAAGCCGCACTCATAAGGGCAAGCGTGAAGGCCGAGGTGCAAACCAGGCTGTATTCGCCGCCGGCAAAAACTTGCGAGAGCAAGCACGCTGGCTGGATGAAAACCACGATCTCAGTATCGGCATTCTCGACCGGCTGGAAGAGAGGGTGGTCGGCGCCAATGGCATTGTGGTGGAGCCGCAGCCAAAAGACATGGCGGGCAATATACTCGGCGACTTTGCCGAAGAACTGGCGCGCCGCTTTGCTGCCTGGAGTCTTAAGCCTGATGTAACAGGGCGCTACACCCGTCCAGAGCTTGAGCGTTTGGTGCTTCGCACTGCGCTGCGTGATGGTGAATGTTTCGGCCAGCATGTGGTTGGCAAAATCCCTAGCCTTATTCACCCCAATCCACAGGGCACCCCTTACTCTATCGAAGCTCTTGAGCCTGACTTTGTTCCCTATGAGCTCAACGATACGGCAAAGAAGATCCGCCAAGGGCTAACCGTGAACGACTGGGGCCAGGTCACTGCATACAACGTACTCAAGCAGCACCCCGCTGATGTAATGGGGTTCAAGCACGTTACCAAACAGATCCCTGCCAAGGCCATGATGCACTTGGCCCAGCTCAAGCGCCTGCATCAGTTGCGCGGTGTGAGTGTGTTTCACGGCATTCTCACCCGTCTGGCCGATATCAAGGACTACGAAGAATCCGAACGGGTAGCGGCGCGGATTGCTGCGGCGCTGGCGTTTTACATCAAGCGCGGCAACCCCGATATGTACACCGGCTCTGGTAATAACGGAGGCAGCCGGGAAATCCCGATTGCCCCCGGCATGACCTTTGACGACCTCGCACCCGGCGAGGATGTCGGCATGATTGAGAGCAATCGCCCCAATGTCCACATGGTGGACTTCAGAAATGGCCAGTTGCGTGCAGCTGCGGCCGGAACACGTACCAGCTACTCAAGCATCGCCCGCGAATATGCCGGTAGTTACTCAAGCCAGCGCCAAGAATTGGTTGAGCAGGATGAATCAAACCGCATCTTGCAACAGTGGTTTTGCGCCGGCTGGTCACGGCCTGTTTATCGCCAATGGCTTGTCGCCGAGCAACTTAACAAAGTTGATCCGTTAAAGCTGCCTAGGGAGCTGGATATTCGCACGTTATTTGATGCCCAGTACTACGGCCCCACAATGCCGTGGATTGACCCGCGCAAAGAGGCCGAGGGCTGGGAAATGATGATCGCGGGCAATGCTGCGACAGAGGCCGAGTGGGCTAGGGCGCGAGGCCGCAACCCTGCAGAAGTGAAGCGTCAGCGCCGCCGAGAAGTTGAATACAACCGCGATAACGGCATGTTGACCGCCAACGATCCAGACCCAGAAACCAACGGAGCTAAAAATGAAACGAACTCATCTAGCGGCAGCGTGCGCGACCGCGCTAACCAGCGCCGCGCTGATCGCGCCGCAAGGCGCACTGACACCGACCAATAAGCCTGATAAAAGCTGGTATAGCCTCAAAGCCGCCGCCAACGGTGAAGCCGAGTTGATGATTTACGATGAAATCGGCGGTTGGGGCATAACCGCCAAACAGTTTGCCCGAGATCTTAAAGACCTTGGGAAAATTACTCAGCTTAATGCACGCATCCACAGCCCTGGCGGTGATGTGTTCGAAGGGATGGCTATTTACAACATCCTCAAAAATTACCCTGCGCATAAAGTAGCCCACATCGATGGGCTGGCAGCTTCCATGGCTTCGGTTATCGCCATGGCGTTTGATGAGGTAGTCATGCCAGAGAATGCCATGATGATGGTTCACAAGCCATGGGGTGGCACCATGGGGGACGCCGATGATATGCGCAAATATGCCGATCTGCTCGACAAGGTAGAAGGCAATCTGGTTGGTGCCTACCGAGACAAGACCGGCATGACCGATGAACAACTGCACGCCCTGCTGGCAGAAGAAACCTGGCTCACCGGCCGCGAGGCGGTTGAAAAGGGTTTTGCTGACACGCTTACCGAGCCGCTCGCAATGGCGGCATCACTCCAATCCAATCGAATGAAGGATTACGCCAATATGCCTAAAGCTCTTCAAATCCTGCTGGCACCGCAGGCCAATAGTGCTAACCCGCAGAATGTTCCAACTCCTGCACCTGTTAACCAGCCGGCTCCATCGCCAGCGCCATCGGCACAGCCAACGCAAGAGCAGATCAATGCTGCCGCTGCTGAGCTGAACCGCACCCGGGTTGATGGGCTGAACACCTTGTTTGCCAGTTGGCCTCAGTTTGCCGAGCTGAAAAACGAGTGTATTGCTGACGTTGAAATGACCGCTGAAAAAGCTAAGGACAAGATCCTGGCTAAACTCGGTGAGAATACTACCCCTGCAGCAGCCCAGCCACGCAGTGTGATCATCCATGCTGGCAACGGCAATATTGTGGGTGATTCCATTCGCGCCAAGTTGATGGCAAGCGCCGGTCACGAAGCTCGGGAGAAAGACAACCCTTATACCAGCTATGACCTGTTGGATCTGGCTCGCGCCTCTTTGACTGACCGTGGCATCAGCGTGGCTGGATTAGACAAAATGACCATGGTGGGTTTGTCCTTTACTCACTCATCCAGTGACTTTGGCAACATTTTGCTGGATGTTGCCAATAAGTCGGTGCTGCTTGGTTGGGATCAAGCCGAAGAAGCCTTTGAGCGTATCGCCTACAAGGGGCAGCTTGGCGATTTTAAAGTGGCGCGCCGCATTGGTCTCAATGAATTTGGCAGCCTACGCCAGGTGCGCGAAGGTGCCGAGTACAAACACATCACCACCAGTGACCATGGTCAGAGCATCGCGCTGGCCACCTATGGTGAGATTTTTTCCATCACCCGCCAGGCCATCGTTAACGATGACATGGACATGCTGACCCACATCCCGATGATGATGGGGGCTGCGGCCAAAGGCACCATCGGCGACCTGTTCTGGGCCGTGCTGACCAGCAACGCCAAGATGGGCGATGGCAAGGCGCTTTTCCACGCCGACCACGGCAACCTGGGCAGTGGCGCGCCCTCGGTCGAAGCCCTGGCGGCAGGCCGCAAAGCCATGCGCCTGCAAAAATCTGGTGGTCGCAACCTTAATATCCGCCCTGAGTTTGTGCTCTGTCCGGTGGCGCTTGAGGACACATTCAACCAGATCATCAAGTCAACCTCAGTTAAGGGCTCCGATGCCAACTCCGGCGTGGCCAACCCTGTGAAGGATATGGCCGAGGTGATTGGTGAGCCGCGTCTGGACGACCACAGTGCTGCCCAGTGGTACATGGCCGCAGGTCAGGGGCGTGACACTATCGAGGTTGCCTACCTGGATGGTATCGACAAACCTTATATTGAGCAGCAGCAGGGCTTTAACATTGATGGTATCGCCACCAAAGTGCGTATCGATGCTGGTGTTGCAGCCCGTGACCATCGCGGCCTGTACAAGTCTTCAGGCCAGTAACATTCACTTCTGGTTTAAGCCGCCTTCGGGCGGCTTCTTTATATCCGAAATCTAAAAGGACAGCCCAATGAAAAACCTTATTCAAGATGGCACCACCATTACTCTCGCTCCAACCGTGGCGGTTGTGAGTGGTACTCCTGTGCTGATTGGCGCAATGCTTGCCGTTGCCTTGGCAAACGTTCCGGCAAATACACCTGGCACTTTTATCCCAGAAGGCGTGTTTGAACTCGCCAAAGCCCAGGCTGACGATATCGGCCAAGGTGATCAAGTGTATTGGGATGCAGCTGCCAAGGTGATCACTACCACAGCCACCGATAACACCCCGGCAGGTAAAGCCTGGGCTGCTGCCGGTAACGGCGCGCTTTCTGTTGAAGTGAAGATCAATGTCTGACATTGATCAGCTCTTTTCCATGAGTAGAGCAGACAGACAGGCGGCGAAGTTTCGCCGTCTGTTTGAGCGCATGGGGCAATGGTGCCGGGTTGTGCCTTTCGACGGCGCTGAACCCGTTGTCAGGCTGGTGAATCTTGCTGGCTCAAAAGGCGAGATTGCCGCATCAGCAGGCAATGAATACATGCCTGAAAAAATTATGCAGGCCGAGTTTCTGGTGCAAGATGGCAAAGTTTTCTCCGGCGACACTGTTGAGCTTGGAGACATTGATGCACTTGGGGATTTTGTTGCCGATGGCACCAAGCTGCAACTGACGCTGCTTTCGGCAATAGACGCAGTGTCTGTCACTTATGTTTATTTGGAACTGTAATGGCCAGCATTCGAGCTGAGGGGTTCAACGCTGTCGCCAGAGAGTTGCAGCGAATACGAAATGCCCAGGCACCGGCTATCGCTGCGGCTGTGAAAGAGGCCACCCGTTTTGGCGAAGAGCTTGCAGTTACCGAAGTATTTAAGCGTTACGGCTTTCGCGAGCGTAGTTACGTTGCCCGCCACTTGTCAGTTTCATTTAACGAACGAACTCTGCAGGGGCGAGTGTCAGGGCGCTATCGCCCCAGCACTTTAAACCGATTCATTGTCCGCCGTAATACCCGAACCAGCAAAGGAGGCGGCAGCGCCGTTCCTGATGGCATAACGATAGCCACTATTCGCAACAAACCAACATGGTTCAGAGGTGCGTTTACCTTTATTGGCCGCAATGGCAATGAGCTGATGGTGTCGCGCCAAAAAGGTGATAACCGCTGGCGCAGCCTTAAAGGCCGCAAAACCCTATACGGGCCCAGCGTTGCCGGTTCATTCGGTGTTATCAGGGATGACATAGAGCCACCCATTATCCGCCATTTGCGTGAGCGGTATCGGCATCACGCCAAGCGTTAGGACATTCCATGATCAACGACATTATTGAACGGCTGCAGTTGGTGCCGGGTGCCACTGTGCGCGAAGGCTTTTATGCCCAGTCATTGGTGCGTGAATCTAAATTCATATTCCTGCAACCGTACACAAGCAAAGCATCTGTTCCGGGAATGCAAACTGGATACAAAGAAGACCTCACTTTGCAAATTGTCGCCGGCATCAAGATACCTGGTTTTACCCAACCTACCAGCGAGCTGATCAACCTAACCAGAGAGATCCGCTCATCCCTGTTTTCTAACCAACGGGACCCCGCTCGGCCCAACTGGCTTAAAGGCGCCTTTGGCCTTGCAGAGTCCGAAGAATGCAAATTCATCATGCCGGAAGCTCATGAACACCACGGCTTGGCAGTGATCACCATCTCCATTTCAAACAGCCCAACCTTCGAGGATAGATTATGAGTGTAATAGTTAAAGAGTCGTACATCGGCGCCGGCATCGTGTACGTTGCCGGCCGGGATGTTGGCAACGCATCCGGCGTTGAAGTTTCAATCGAACAGGAAGAAAAGTCTCTGCCCAACTACCGGGGTGGTGGCGGTAACTATGACTCAGTTACAAAAGTGTCGTCTGTAAAACTCAAGATGACACTCAACGCATTCAGCAATGAAAACCTGGCTCTCGCGCTGCGCGGCAAAGTTTCAGTGCTGACAGCTGATCCTGTTGATAATGAGATTGTTGTTGCAAAACTGGATGGACTGGCCCCAACCGAGAAGTTGATAGACATATCTAAGCCGGTAACAGTCACCAATAGTGACGGCACCACTGCATACGATGTGGACGTTGATTACTACGTTAGCGCTGCCGGTATCCGCGCCATAGGCACAGGGGAAATTGTTGATGGGGCCCAGTTGAAGGTGTCATATACCTCTGCTGCAGGCAATGCCCTCGAAGCATTGACCGAGGCCGGTGTTACCGTCCCTGTGGTGATCGACGGTATGAACGATGCAAACGGCAAACCTTGTGTGCTGAGGTTCTATCTGTGGAAGCCTTCGCCAACGTCCAGCCTGTCATTGATTACCGATGACTATGGTTCATTCGACATTGAAGGCGAAGTGCTCGCCAACGATGCGATAGTTGCCGCCGGCAAGTCGAAATTCTTCAAGCGCCTGGCTGCTTAATAGTAGCCGTTTCAGCCGTACTGCTGCCTTTGGGCGGTAGTGCGGCTTTTTCTTTGTTGAGCCAATTCGGAAATCTCTATGAGCTTTAAAGACCAAGTGATCAACCTGATCATTCAGGGGCGGGATCTCTTTAGCAGTGAAGCCAAAAATTCTGAAAAGACGTTGGCCGAGTTGGCTGAACAAAGTGAAAAACTCAACCAACGGCTGGAAGAATTACAAGACCAGAAACAGGCCGTTGATACCATTGAGGATTTAACCGCTGCGGTAAGCAAGGGCACTCGTTCATATTCAGAAGCTGCCGCGGCACTTGCAAAGCTGCAGCAGGAACAACGCGACGCAGCCGGATCTGCCAAAAAACTACAGCAAGAACAGGCTCAGGCTGCCACTCAAACAGCAAAGCTTGAGCAGGATTATCAGCAGCTGAGTGATGAGCTGCAACAATACAACTCTCAGATAGATGCTACGCGGGCCAGGCTTGAACAACTGACAGCAGAGCAGCAATCCGGGGCCGTGGCCAGCGGCAAACATGCAACTGCCATTGCGGCTGCCAAAGCTGATCTGCAGGCGCTGGAGCAGGCTCAGTCATCAACCAGAACCGCAGCCGACCAGCTTAACACTGAGTTGGAACAACAGCGCCAGGTACTGGATAGGCTCAATACTGAATCAGATGAAGCGGCACTGGCCAGTGCCGACTATGCGGCTAAAGTAAAACTCGCCAGGGGCGAACTCAACACACTGGGATCAAGCCTCAATAAAAACCAGCGCACGCTCAATCAGCAAAAGGCTGTTCTCGATAAAGCCGGGATCAGCATGGATAAGCTGGCCGAAGCCAGCGAAGATCTGAAACAGCAGCAAGCGGCGGCTGAAAATGCGCTTGAGGGCGTTAATAAAAACCTGGCGCGTCAGAACAGGCTGCTCGATGAAAGCAGCAAAGGCGCCGAGGATTTTGGCGGTTCAATAAAACAAGCCACGGCATCACTGCTTGCCATGGCTTCGGCTTATATCGGTGTTGATCGCCTCTGGGCTAGTTTGACAGGCATCTTATCGGCAGGTGATAAGGCCAAGGCATTCACTGCCCAAATGACTGCTATGATGGGCAGCTTGTCTGCCGGCGAACAGGCCACCGCTTGGATTAAAGAGTTTGCCAACAATACCGGCTCAAAACTCGATACCATCAAGCAGGCCTTTGCCAGCCTGAAGGCGTTTGGCATCGACCCCATGAATGGCAGCTTACAAGCCATGGTGGACTACAACGCCAAGCTAGGCGGTAGCCAGGAGAAGCTTGAAGGCATCATCCTTGCCGTCGGCCAGGCGTGGGCTAAACAAAAGCTGCAAGGGGAAGAGATCCTGCAGCTTGTTGAGCGTGGCGTGCCCGTGTGGGAGCTGCTGGAGAAAGTCACAGGCAAGAACACGGTGCAGCTTTCAAAGCTTTCCGAACAAGGCAAGCTCGGGCGTGAAACTATCCAAGCCCTGTTTGAGGAAATGGGCAAGGGCGCCAACGGCCAAGCCGCCAAATCACTCGAGCGCCTTTCCGGTCAGGTCAATGTACTGTCAAACAATTGGGAATTGTTTCAGCAAAAAATTGCCGATTCAGGTCTGTATGAGGTTGGCCTGCAGTTTCTGGATGATCTCAACAACAAATTTGATGAGCTCAACGGCAATGGCAAGCTGCAACAGGCTGCTGCTGATATCAGTAACTTCTTCTCCACTATCATCAAAGATGGCGGCGAAAGTCTCACTGCAACCCTTGATAATATCCGCGCCTTCACTCAGGGGTTAACTGTTGTTGGCGCCAGTATTCAACTGGTTTGGAATGGTATCACAGCAGGCCTGTCCACACTGGCAATGACCGCCACGGCTGCCTATGCAACCATTCTCAGTGGTTGGGCAAAACTGCTTGATGCTGTTGGGGTTGATGCTCTGGCTGCCAAAATCCGCGAGGCGACCGGGGCCATCTATGCGATCTCCAAAGGTTTCAAGGATCAGGTCGAGCAGGACGGCGCCGATATTCAGCAGGCATGGGCAACCATCACCAAAGCGATGGCCAAGAGCAGCAAGGACTCTTACAAAGCCAGCGCAACTGCCGCCAAAGAATCTGCCGCTGAACAGAAAGCAGCGGCAAACGAAACATCCAGCGCACTCGACAAACAAGCCGCAAAAGCCAAGGCCTATGAATTAGCTATGGCCAAGGCTGGGATCACAACCGTTCGAGCTCTGCGCGAGCAGGCTGATATTGCCAAGTCAACGTTTGCTCAAGTTTCCGCGGCCCTGAAAGACGGTACCGCATCAGCCTATGATCAAAAGCAAGCGTTTTTGGAGTGGGCTGAGGCTGAGGTAAAAGTGGCTGCAGCTGGAAAGCAGCAGGTTTCGGTAATGGTACAGCAAGCCGCCGCGGCCCTAGGCTTAAACGCTGAATTGCAGCGACTCATTGCTACTCAGCAAAACTTGAGTAACTCGCAACAGAATGTTGAGCAGGGAGCTGACAACACCGCAGACTCAGTGGAGCAATCCGGCGAGCGAATGAATCAGGCCATGCAGGATGTCGGCGACACTACTGAGAATGTTGGCAAACAGGTATCCGGGGTAGCGGCTGTTATCAGTCAAGCCGGTTATGCAGCTTATGCAGCGGTAAAAGAACTCAGCGAGGGAACGGTTGCGCTGTTCAAATCGCTGACATCAGGTGTCGCTGCATATAACCGTGAGTTGTCTGATATTGAGCAAACGCAAGAGAAAATCGAAAACCTGCGGCATGCCATTAACGAGCTTTATCTTGAGCAATCAAAAACACTCGATTTTACCCGTCTGCGCCGCTGGCAGTATGAGCAGGACATAGCCAGCAAATCCGCTCAAATGGCCTACTACGAGCAGCGTGTAGAGTTGCTGAAGTTAGTTGAAGCATTAGACGATACTGACAGTGCCAACATGCAATTGCTGCGTAGTGCCGAACATGCAAGCAAGACCCTGGGGCTATTGAACGAACAGGATCTTGATCTGCTCACTGCAGCAATAGATAAGGCGCGTTCGAGAATGGACGCTCTGAAAGACTCGGCGTCAGACACGCTCAGCTCATTGCTTGATGAGCTGGACGAGTACGAAGGGCGCCAAGCCGATATTGAGAAGCGCCGTTATCAACAGGAGTTGGCAGATATCAAAAGCCAGCTGGCCGAGGCTGAAAAGACAGGCGACAGGGAGTTGCTTGATCAACTGCGCCGCGCCGAGCAGACGCTGAACAAAGTTTACAAGTATCGCACTGAGGAAGTTAAAGCCCAGCAACAGCAGAACCAGCGCGACACCCAATCAAACAGCACTTCTACCCAGCAGCCAGCCCAACCCAAACAAACAACCAGCCAGGCCAGTTTCGGCAATAGCTATAACGCTACGCTGACTCTGATTGTTGAAGGGCGCCGTACCCAACTGGATACCAATAAAGATCAGCTGGACGAGCTGCTGCGTTCTATCGAGAAAGCAAAACTGACCCAGGGGGGCTAATGCAGCGCATTGACACCATCATCCCAGAGCATCAGCAGTTGCTCTGGTTGAACCAAAACGAACAGCAGCGAGTTCAGGCTGTAGCTGAGCGCGGCGGGAATGGGGCCCTGATATACGAGCAATTTGTTTTGCCTGGCGGGTTCCCCTTGGTTATCGGCACCTCAAACTCGGGAATGACCCGCGCAGATTTTGAAGCGCTGCAACAGCACAACTATTCGACCCTCACCTCGTTTGAACTGGAGCTCGATGGCAACAGCTGGAATGTGATCTGGGATAACCGCGATGGCCCGGCCGTAACCGGTGAGGATCTATTCCCAACAGTCGGCGGCGACTCGCTGCTGAGCAATGTCGTTCTTAAATTCCTGACCGCAGAGGCATAGCATGGCAATCACTCGCGATAATCTGAAAATATTCAAACCTGAGTTACTTGGTGATTCGCCAAGCGCCGGGGGCCAGCGTACTAAGAACGTGGTGCAATCCGGCGAACTAAACGAGCTGTTTAAAGCGATCTCCGATATTGATCATGCCGTTTCAGCGGTTGAGATTGTCAAATGCTTCCCCGGGCTGGACACTCTCGGAACAGAAACGCTGCTGGATGGCCACATATTCATTAGCCAGCCACCGGCCGATCCCTTGGTTAGTTGGTTGATTGCTGAATCATCATCATTGAATGATGAATCTCGGATGACTGATATGGTCGATATCCTCGAATCCAGCGTCAGGGCTGGCCAGTTGATCCGCGATAGCCTCATTGGGCTGCTGGCCGGTCAAGACTCTTTCCCTCGGCCTTACTTGCAGTCGCGTTACCGCTTTAATGACGTTGACTACTGGAACAATGTCACCCTGGGCCAGGGGCAGATCATCTGCATCAGCGTTGAATACGATGGCAATGAAGATGCCAGATACCCCCGCTTTGAGCATTTCTGCGAAGTGCAGCAAACAGTTACCGGCGGCGTCAACGGTCAAGTTAACTTCAAGCCGCCAATCCCATACGACACGCCGAACAGTGATGTGTTTATTAACGGTCAAAGCGGTTGCACTAAGCTGCGCTACACATCAACTAACCCTGATATCAAATATCACGGTGTTAGCAAACTGACAGCAGAGTCCAGCGGTTCGATATTATCTGTTGCAGCAACTCAGTCTGAACTACTGCCAAAAGTGAAAACGACTCGCTCACATACCGGCAATAGCATTGGCTCACTGGGTTCCTCAGACACGCCAACCCAGGTTATCAAGAAGGTGCTGCAGCAGCCTGAAATAGACGGCCAGAACACCTACATTTTTGATGTGCCTGATATTATCGACACAGATTTTGTCAATAATGTGCTTGGGCTGGCCCCGAAAGCTATCGGCATCAGAAGCACGTATCGCTGGACAGTTGATGTTACCGGCAGCAGCGCATCAGTAACCCGAAATGTTTTTGCTTTTGGGTCAACAGGTGCTGCCATCGATGGCGTATCTCTTGAGTATGTTTCTGCCCTCAGATACAGCCACTTCGATTCAGCTTCAGGCGCACTGCCATCATCACGCAAGCTGGCTGTGGGTACTGTCGTGATGCAAATCACCTTTGCCGATGCATCCGGCACACTATTGCTGCGAGAAACAGCAGATGGCAACTTTACGGATAACAATGGCCGTACCTTTGTAAACTTGGATTACACCACAGGCACAGCAACAAAATTCCCAGATGACCGCGGCGATTTCAGCATTGCCTACCAGGCGCTGAGTGAACCAGGTTTGCCGGACGATAACGCCGCAGGCTTTACGCTCAGCGTCACCACGCCAGTGTTGGACAGCTTCTATTTCACAGTATCCAGTGCCGATGGCAATACCCTAATTAGCGGCAGCAGTGATGCAAACGGCGTAATTACCGGCGCAGGAGTCTCTGGGAACATAAGCGGCCTGTCAGTGGAGATCAACTTTACCCAGGACATAGATCTAACCACGCTGCGCTATGACATTGATGAAACCGTTACCCTAAACCCGCCACCTGAGCTGTATGGGCTTAACCCACTAAGGATGCAAAATGGCGGCGTAGTGCCCATGTTCAATGCATGGACACCAATCACTGTTGAACACACACAAGTGCAAGCTGTAACCGCCAGTGTTGGACAAACATACAACGTGCGTGATACGGCACGTTTTGTTGATATAACCGATGCTAACGGCGCCAGCCTGTGGACAGTGGATAATGCTCACTACAGCCACAACAGCACCACCGGCGTAGTGACTATCAACAGCACCTTTGACGGCTTCACGGCACCTTTCTTCCTCAGCGACTCGATCGGTGAAGAAGCACTGGTCACAGAAGTTAACGAGGGCAAACTGCAGTTGGCATCACCTCTTGCGATCACATACCCGGTTGGCGCCACAGTTTCCAGCGTTCAAAACCTCGGCAACATGCAAGCATATGTAGGCCCAGTGAGAGACATGACCGCCTGGGATGGCAACTGGGAACAAGATGGAGCCTCGGCAACTGGCTCTCTTAACGTGGTGGATCATCCCATCGAGATGAACAACCAGAATGCTGTTAACGAGGATTGGGTGTTGATCTTCACAAGCCCAACCGCATTTCGTTGTGTCGGGCGGCGTATGGGGCAAATTGCGGTTGGTGACACATTCAACGACTTCTCCCCGATTAACCCGCGCACACTAGAGCCTTATTTTGTAATACGCACTGCAGCATTTGGGGCGGGATGGAATACAGGGGAGGCCATTCGATTTCAAACATTTGCTGCAGCTAAACCTGCCATGTTGATCCGTTCAGTCGCCAGCGGACACAGCCAGATAACCACGGATAGAGCCGTGATTGCTTTTCGTGGTAACGAGTCTTAATAGGAGAATAATGATGGCCTTACCAGTTACTGTATACCGTTGGGATGATGCTGGCGCACCTAGTATTGTCGGCGGTAATCGCAGTTCAGTATTAAATGTATTGAAAAAATGCTTGGTTGATGGGTATGGTGATAAATTGCCGCTCGGTTGGACAATAGAAGCTGAAACAATAGGGGAGAGTATCGCGTTTGTCCCATCAATCCCTGAGTCAAACGGTGGTGTTGCTAGGATCTACTCATCCAGCAGCGGCAATAATGCAGCAATGTATGTTTATTGTGGTAATGTAAATCTAGGCGGCGGCTCCTTTTCAAACGCAGGGTGGATTAGAACGTTTCAGACAGCAACAAATGAAACTGGTTGGATATTAATAGGCACAGCTAGGGGGTTTTATTTCCAGTATCATAAGCCGAATACCAACAATAATGATGTTGAAGTTGCCGGTGGTATGAGCGTTTGCATATTTGTCGGCGAAATTGACTCATTCTTTGAACCAGATCCTAGCGCTATGACATGTATCAGCGCAAATAGTTCCGCTCACGATTATAGTGTTAGCAACTTAGATTCAATCGGCATGATTGACGATGGCTGGTCGGCTAATCGATTTTACGATTTAGATAATAACGGTGGTTTTGCTGATTACAATATAGCAATCGGCTTAGACAGAGCTGACGGCACTGATTGGCAAAAAAACACAGGGACATATGAATCTACAGGTGTACCAATTATTATCCAAGATGTAATCATCAAAGGTTCGGGAAATCCTCACGCAGATGACAACTACGGGGTTAGTCAAGCCAATAGTTTAACGCGACCATATATTCGCGGTAAATTACCGGGCCTATACCGAATGAACTGTGCGTTGTATAGCGATCAACCGTGGCCGACCATATTGAATATCGCTGGTGTAAATTATTATGCTGTGCCTAGCAAATTTGGCGTAACCACTTTGATTAAATTGGACACATGGTATGACTAAAATACTAAATACTGTGGTGCTTACAGAGCCTGTTAGATACGTCGGGCTATTGGTGGTGGATACAGACCAATACGCCAACAGAATTGTAGCGTATGAACATGACGACCCTACAATCATTATTATTAATAGTCCGTTATTAAGCAATCCGTATAAAACAGTATTACCAGTTAAATATGCGACAACAGCTAAAATGTTTGTTGGTATTCTGGATGATGATGGGGAGTATGATTGCAAATTTACAGATGGTGTATTGGCACAACTTGTAAATCCGGCACTATAAGCGATGATGCAGTTAATATTCGACACACCGTGGTCTGATTCGACATCACCTATAAGCCTATTCTTTGAAGGGAATGAGCCTGTAGAGCCGGGGCTGCAGTTAATATTCGACACACCGTGGTCTGATTCGACATCACCTATAAGCCTATTCTTTGAAGGGAATGAGCCTGTAGAGCCACCAGTGGAGCCAACGCCGCAAGTGTTAGGGATTAGCGTTGGGGTCGGGTGGTCTACTATCCTAGCGGTTGAGCAGCAGATTACCCTCAACTCACACAGTAGCAAAATTGGCCAATGCGTAAACGTAACAACCCACGGTTCCAGCCATAGGGACGACACGCATATTGCCTGGCATGCAGAGCCCACTGTGCAACAGCGCCTAAGCCAGGCATGGGCGGTAAAAAAGGCGGTTATGCGGCGTTTGTCGGTTCGCTGGCCAATGCCAGTGGCGCACAGGTCAAATACCGCGCCAGGTTGGTTTACCGGCGCCACTCGCCGGGAGCAAACAGCGTTGCGCTGGCGCAACAACAAAGCGCTTCGCTGCAGCCCCATGCAGCGTTCAACCACAGGCCACCCTCAGCAGCGTAAATACCAGCTCTCATGGCAGGGCGAGGCCACCAGAACCAGCCACTACATTAAATGGGGCTTTCCTGGCCCTAAGTATATCTGCACCAACAAATGGGCAGATATGGCGCCAAAGAGCCCTGTGACACTGGAATTTGATGAACCACTAACAGAGCAGCAATCAATCATTGAGTTGAGTTTTGACGAGCTGCCAATGGTATGCCATTGGGACTACGGCGGCGGCTTTATACCCGGTAACCCTGTATTGCCCCCACTTGATCTCAAAGTGCCGATAGAGCCACAGATCCGGAGACTGTATTTAATGCAACCAACCCTGACTTGTCACCGACTCTCTGATAACCGCGAGCTGGTGATCACCGAAGTGAGCATAACCTACAGCCGTAGCCAGTTTGTGACCTCTGGCAGCATCAAGTTCTCAAGCAAAGGTGATGCGCTACTGGCAGTTGATGAGGTGCTGCGTATCGGCATCAATGGCTATGAGTTTTACCTGCTGGCCGAGGCGCCAAGCAGTAGTGAAGCCTGGGCATCTAACAGCTACACCTCAGCAGCCAGGGGCCGGGCTTCTCAGCTGGCATGGCCCTGGAAGCGCGAGATCAGTTACCACAATCAAGCGGCGCGGTCATTCGCCGGTTGCCTTGGCGATATTGTGGCCAACAGCGGCTGGAGCATTGAACTGGTTCAGGTACCGGACTTTGTGATCCCCGCCGGAGTTTGCTCAGTTAGCGGCAAAACGCCGCTGGATGCCGTGGCCGAGTTGGCAGGGCTGGTTGGCTGTATGGTGGACCCGGACGAAGATAACAGCACACTTCGGATCCTGCCGCGCTGGACCTATACCCCTTGGAGCATGGCGGCAGCAACTGCTGATGTTAACCTGCATGATGCGGTGATCTTCAATCACAGCGAGCAAACAGAACGGGGCCAGCAATGCAATGCCGCCTGGGTGCGCGGGGAACAGCAAGGCGTTTCGGTAGAAGTTCGGCTCAATGGTACCGCCGGTGATGAACCCACGGACGATATCAGCAACATGCTGATTGTCGATACCCAAGCTGCCAGGCTGGCCGGTACCAATGCCATTGCCGATTCAGGTACCAAGCGCAGAGTCAGTATCAACACCACAGTGATGGCCGACCTGCCGCCGCTGCGCCCCGGCCAGCTGATTGGCATTACCTGGCGCGGTGAAGTCTATAAGGCGCTGTGTGATACCGTGACCATCAACGCGAGCATGAGCAGTAGCGGCCTTACCGTGCGCCAGAACGCTGGTTTAATCAGACAGGGGACATAATGCTTAAACAACTGAAACGTGAGCTGCTGCCAGCGCGTGAGATAGCGAAGGTAAACGCAGAGAACGCCGATGGCACAGTGACTGCCACAACGCGAAGCGGTAAAACATTCCGGGCAACCGGCAGCGGCAATGTCGGCTCATACGTTTATATCCAAGATGGCCGGGTACTAGGCCCGGCGCCAGACTTGCCGCACTCGCAAATCCTTGTGTAGACTGAAACAGATCAAGGAGGAACAGCAGCATGAGAACGATATTGCTAATATTGGCCCTGGGTTCTTCGGCAGCATTTGCAGAGGTGTACGAGTGCGAGCCTGGGGTTTTTCAAGCAGAGCCATGTAGCATTGACAGCAAGCCGTTAGAGCTTCGACAAGGATCCAACGTTGAATACCGGGTCCCTCCTAAAGTGGAATATGAACCTGCGGTGGAAGAAAAACCTTCCACAGACATGACCAATAATCACCCTTGTTATGGGAAAAAAATACCACGTGATGCAATACGTTGGCGGCATTTGGCTATTTGTATGACCGAGAGCCAAATGCTGAGTATTGCTGGGCCTCAGCAGTACAACGTTTATGAGTATTATAAAGACGGTAAGCATTACAAAGAGTATCGGTTCACCGAACCCCGTTATGGATTTCCGTCTTATGCGATAGTGGAAGGGGGATATGTGGTCGATCCTGGTGGCAGCAAGAGTTTTTCTAACTCCCAATAGCAACTAACAGCGTCAGTTACTAACCCCGCAATACACTACCAATTGGCATCACTTACCAATGATCAGCTGTAAGTGAAGGTTAAGGAAGATCGGGGGGAGGCGGGCTGAATCCCATGACACAAATGGTCTATATAAGTGGTAAATGAGTGCTGTGTACATTGGTGAGTACATTTTAGAAAGGATTGTCTTTAAAAATCTGATTTTAATCAATGCTTTGTAGTTTTATGTTTCATAATCATGCCAAAATATGGAAGGCTGAGGTTGGGCTTGACTCATACTGATGACTTTTGCTCTTCAGACAAAAGCTTATCTTAACATTTTTTTCCGGGAATGGGATTTTGCCGGCATTATCGCTGGTATTTCGGTTAAAAGCCGCCCTTGGTGAATCGATGGCCTCTGGGTACAATATGTGCCTGCCGACAGGGACGACAAAGAGGTTCGGATGACCCTAAGGGATGCAGATGCATAGTCAGTTTTTCAGTTCGCCCACCATAGTCAATCTTTCTATGCCGACCAGGTTGTGCCTCAGCTTGCCGGAGAGTGTCAGTGATTTTGTGTTGTCGGAGGCTTTGCGTTCGCCACTGCTTGAGTGGGTAATGCTTGAAGGAGAAGACAAAGCTTCGCTGGGGCAGTTTATTTTGAGGCTGCAACCTTTTCTGACCAAACAATTGCTGCCTTTGGAATCCGTCAGGAAGGGTGGAGTGTCGCGCACCGCAGGTCAGGGCTTTAGACTCTACTGTGAAGTTGGGACCAGTACTTCAAGTTGTATTGCTGCTCTGAGGCAAGGAATATGTGTCGATTTTTGGCCAGGACAGACATTTCTCTGTTTGTTGCAAACCAGTAGATTCGAACTACTGCCTTTGGAACAAGATTTACGTTTGTCCCAGGAGGCAAGAGAGATCATTCTCGCCAAGGCCGCTTTAGCTGAACCTCAAGATTATCAGGCCAGCAGTGAAAAACTGGCGCTACAGCTCAATGAAGTCACCAGGGCAAGGATCCGGCTGGAAGCTTACCAGCAAGCGCTGAGAACTGAGTTACCCGAAGGCCTGCTCAATGAAGTATGGCATCTGCTTACCGGTCTGGCGCAGAAACGCCAATGGCTGCTGCGATGTTATAATCAGTCACTTGAACGTCCAAGTTACCGTTTGAGTGCCAACCAAGATATTGCTGAAGAAAAGCTCAGGCGTATGCTGGAGTGTTATGAGCAGTTGTCATCACCTGAGCTCAATGTCATGGTCAGGCAGTTGACCGACGAAGAGTAAAATCACCTGGGCACTTAGACCCAATTCTGATGGAAGTAATACATGTCTTATATTTGTCCCCTGTGCCGCAGCGAGTTGGTACAGGATGGAAAACAATGGCGTTGTAGCCAAAACCACAGCTTTGATAAAGCCAAAGAAGGTTATGTCAACTTGTTGCCTGTACAGAAGAAAAACTCTCGTGATCCCGGTGACAACAAGCAGATGATGCAGGCCAGGCGCAGTTTTTTAAATGCCGGCTATTATCAGGCTCTCAGCAACAGGGTTAACGAACTGGCGTTGGAATATGGTAAGACACAACCCGATATTTTGGATTTGGGTTGCGGTGAGGGCTACTACAGCCAACGTTTGCAACAAGCCATTGGTGGCGAACTCTATGGTTTGGATATTTCCAGAACTGCGATTCGCTACGCCGCCAAGGCACATCCACAGATGCGCTTTTGTGTAGCCAGCGCCTACGACATGCCTTTTGCCGATGCAACCTTTGATCTTATGTTGCGTATTTATGCACCATCAAAAGATCAGGAATTGGCACGGGTGTGTAAGCCCGGCGGCATTTTCATTTGTGTATCCCCAGGCCCAAGACATCACTTTCAGTTAAAAGAGATCATCTATAGTGAGCCAAGAGAGCATGAGCTGACCAAGGCAGAGCTACCAGGTTTTAGCTTGCTGCATGATGAGAGACTGCAGTGGCCGCTGGTTCTGCCGGCCGGACAGGTTTGCAATGATTTTCTGGAAATGACTCCCTACGCCTGGAAGCTCAGCGCTGAACAAAAGCACAGATTGCAGGCAGAAGGTTTGAGTTGTGAACTGGATTTCCACATTCAAATTTACCAACGTAATACATAA